GCTCCTTGGTGATCCGGCGCTCGCCATCGATTTCGCGCTCAATGTTCTCGATCTCGACCTTGATCGGATCGAGCTCCTTCTCGGCCTTCCTGATAAGGGCTTGGAGCTTGCGGATGTCTTCGGGCAGGTAGCCGGCGTGGATGCGCGCCTCGACATCAAGCGAAAGCAACTCCTTAAGGGAGTCCTTCTGGACCTTGAGCTGCCGGCGCATCTCCTCGGGGTAGTAGAGTTCGCGCAAGGCGTCGGCCGCGTTGCTGCTCAGCCCTTTGCCAACCCTGAGATTTTGCAGCTCGCCAATAATGCCATAACCACCCGTTTTCCCGAGCTTCGCGCGCTCCGCAGCCTGTTTGGCCGCCTCGTCGATAAATTTGTCGGTCTCGTCTTTCTTTAGCCATTCCTTGAAGTCGGACCAGAGGCCCTTGATGAAATCAATTGCACTGCTGAAGGCCGACGTGATCGAGTTCCAGATCGACTTCCCGATGTCGGACCAGCTCATCGAGAAGAACGCTTTGACCTTATCCCAATTGGCGATGATGAGACCGGCCGCCGCGACCACGCCGGCAACGATAAGACCCGGCCAGCCGAGGAACCCAGCCATAGCGAGGCTGACCCCCGCAATGGCGGCGCGCACAGCTGCAAATACGGCGGTCAGGCGGGTGAAGGCGAAGAGCGCCTTGAACGCGACCCCGGCAATCGAGATGATCTTCTTGAAAACAGCAACGATCGCGGCCAGCGGTCCGGTAATATTCAGGATTTTGAAGACGGTCCCGAGAGCCGCAAAAGCCGCCCTTGCCGCCCAGACAATGGGAGCCAGGGTGACGAAGGTGGCGATGGCCGTCTGCACGGTCCAGTGCAGCTCCTGGAAGGCTTTGATGGCGAAGTTGATAGTTCCACGGAGCACCGCGATGCCGGTCTTGAGAATGGGGCCGAACGCCATCCCGAGCTCTTTGCCGAGGATGGTCGCACTGGAGATGAGCCCCTGCCACTGAGCCCACAGGGCCTCCATGGCCATCTTGTATTCATTGCTGCGGGCGGTGCCCTGCTCTTGCTCTCTGTATGCCTCCGTCAGCTTCTGCCGGAACAGATCGAGGTTGCTCGCCGCAGCACCGAGGATGGACAGCATCTCGACGCCACGGATGTTGAAGGACTCAAGGAAGGTGGTCAGGGACTGACCGTTCTCACGCATTTCCTTGAGGACCTGGAGGAACACGAGCATCGCGTTCTCCGGTCGCGTCTCCAGCATCTTCAGGAACTCTTCGCGCGTTATACCAGTCGCTTTGGTCAGCCGGTGCATGCCTTCGCTGGCATTGAGCGCGGCGTCGTTGAGTTCCTTGAACAGACGGCCCATACCCGTACCGAAGAGCTCGGGCCGGAAGTCGAGCTGGGCGGCGGCAGCCGACATACCGAGGATGGCCGTCGAGGTGAGCTTGAACTGGGCACTCGCCTGCCCGATACGGGCGGCCATCTTCAGGATTTCGCGCTCGGTTGCGGCGGTCGTGTTACCGAGGTGGACCAGAACGTTGGTGAACCGATCGGCATTCTGGATGCCTTCTCGGGTGATGGTCAGCAGGCGGGCGATGCGCTTGGCACCTTCCTCGCCCACGACGTCGGTCGTGACACCCAACTCGCCAACGATGCGCGTGAGGTCCTTGATGTTCTCGACACCCGTGATGCCGAGCTGACCAGCAGCGGCGGCGATGTCGAGCATGGGCTTCACGTCGACGCCGCTCATGCTCATCATCATCCGGTCGAACTCTTCCGCAAAGCGCGCCATCTCGCGCTCGGTCATGTTCGTCGTCTTGCGAATCATGACCATGCCCTGTTCGTACTCAGCGAACGAACCGATGGTGCTTTTCAGAACTCGACTGGAAGCAAAGGCACCGGCAAGCGCAGCCCCGGCCTGGCGTGCAGCCTTGGCGAGGCGGTCCATTGAGTCCCCGGCCTTTTTGGCTTCGTCCGAGAACTTCTTTGCTTGCTTGCCGGCGTCTTGCAGACCGATCCCGTGACGACGCAGGATTTTGGTCGCCTCGTCGCGCATACGCAGGATGAACTGGATCTCTTCCGGTTTCATCTCGGTGCCCTTGGTTGACGAGGTGGTGGTGCCGCCCTGGCGTCTCGGTTTCGTCTTCTCCGCTCCCGATTGGCCTCCTCCCGATCAACTTGGTCGTTGGCGTCGTCGAGGATGCGGAAGATTTCGATGAGCTTGTTCGACTGGTCGATGATCGCCCCTGCTTCCGGCAGGAAACCCTTCCGATACATCCCGTAGAACTTGAGGATTTTGGCCCAGTAGAACGGGTCGTGTCGGATGGACTGACGTGGGCACGCCCACGTTTCCTGCCCTAGTACCGTGAGCGGAAGTCGAGCTGGGTTGAGCCAGCGTTCTTCTTCCGTGCCGTCCTCTTTCAGGACCCTGTAAGGGCGAGCGAAACAGCCCCATTCATTCTGCCGTTTGCAGCCCTCACAGGTCCGCTCGGGCATCAACCGGATTGCGGCGACGCCCGTACGGAGTTTTTTTCCTCTTCCGGGCTGACTTCGCTGATCGACTTGATCTTGTCAGCGAGCTCGGCAATCAGCCGGACACCGAACATGTTCATGATGTCGTCGGCCACGACCTGGTACTCGCGACCATTCACGACGGCCTTCTGCGTGCGGTAGCGGACCTGATTGCCGTGCCTGTCGCAGAAGTTCTTAAAGCCGGCGAGGCCGTGCCTTACCGCGTCGATGTTGGTCTGATTGATCCGGGTGTGAATGCCGACCATGTCATCGCCCTGCTTTCCGCTGAGCGTCGACGCATTGTCGTAGATGTACCCCATCAGGAACACGTCGAGCGGGCGCAGGAGGAATACGGTAGCGCCCTCCTCGATCACCTCCCGGACTTCCTCGCCCTTCGACGGGTCATTCGGGTCGATCGGAACGGGCTTCTTGACCTTTGCGGGATCGAGGTCAGAAACGTATTCAACCGTGTCGGACACGGCGAGAGCTCTCAGTGCCATAATCTGCCTCCAGGCTGCATGGCGGTTTTCGACGGCCATCAGAGTACGCAACCGGAAGCAATTTGCAATTAATTGCACTGTGGGTGGATTGAGACGTGTTCCGGCCCGTTCAAGTACGGCGTCTTGTCGGCAATGATGCAGGTCACCTTGGCCGGAGCGTTGGCTTTCGCGATCTCGTGCGCAGCTTGGCGGGTGAGCTTGGCCGCGAGGACTTCGCCATAGAGCCGGCCCTGGCGGTCGGCCTTCTGCACGATATAGACCTTCACGCGGAATTTGCTTTCAGGCTCGGACATGGGAACACCACCGGCTGACTTCTAGGTGCAATTGATTGCACGAGTGCAGCCGGCGGTGAAGCGGGGCGGGCCATTAACTGAACCGCCACTCTACGAGCTTGCAGTTTTCGTTGTTGATGACACCGTAGGCGTAGGAGACGTTCATGCCACCAAAGCCGTTCCTGGCCCGGTACTCCATGCGGATCTTGTTCTTCCCGTTCTCCACCGGAGAGCTGCGGGTCTCGATGTGCTGGAAGCTGTCGGGGTCGCGAAGGTTCTTCTTCACGATATGCACCAGACCGGGGTGAGAGCCGTCCCATTGCGACATGCAGTGGAAGCCATACTTCTTGTTCTCGGCCTTCTCTTCCTCGCTGGGCTGCCCCATGATCGCTGCTATTGCAACAAACGCGACTAAACCAATGGTCCACTTACTCATCAGTCTACCTCCGAACGCCCCGGAAACTACCGGCCTACCCTCAACGGCTGGTTAACAGAGCGCGCTGCCGCGCGAGCCATGGCCATCAGGGCGGAAGACCGGTTATCGAGTCCACGTAGGTTCTTCTTTGCCCCAAACTGCACCAGAATGGCGTCGAGCTCTTCGATTTCATCCGTCGACAGATGGAACGTGAGGCTCTTGATCTTGACGACCACGCTCTGCTCGACGCGCATACGCAGGGAGCGAATGTCGGTGCTGCGCGCGAGCTCAATCCAGTAGCGATCGAAACTGCGCCCGAGCTTCGGGGCGATCACCATGAGCTTGTTCCAACCGACCTCGCGAATGGTCCGCAGGTTGAGCGTTTTGCGCTGGCGGGCCTCGTGAATGGAGATCAGGGCCTCGGCCTGTTTCGGCTCAAATTGCGTATTGCGAAGGATATAGCGGAAGCTGCAAGGTGCTTTCTCGCAGGCCCACCGTAGCCTTTTCAGAATACGCCCGTAGGCGAGACGGGCTTCATCGGTCTGACTGCCCCGCCATTTCCAGAGTTCATTTTGGCACCGGTCGATTTCCCGGAAGTAATGAGCGTTTTTCTTTTTCATCCCGACCCCTCCAAAGTATTGAATTACAACGACAATACTTTTGGAGGGCCGTTAGGTAGGCAAAAGAAAAGCGGCCCCGAAGGACCGCCAGTTTCGACGTGAGCTTTGCTCGAAACTTCAACAGAAGAAGAAGCAGATCTCGTCATCTGTATCGTAGGCCGGAAAGCGCAGCCCCGCGTCGTAGGCGAGAATGCCATCCCGATCCTGATAAGTGAGCCCGGTGTACTGGACACCTGGCGCGATCATCCAGACCGTGTTGCCTTGCTCGTAGCCAACGCGCATCTGGAAAGGCATCCGCTCAGCCGTCGCCAGCTGGTTCCAGAAGTCGTTGTTCGCGACCAGATCCGCTTCGGGATTGATCCCGCCTTCGGGCGCGCGGGAGACGATCCGAATGCCGATGTAGCCCTCATCCGAGGACACGTCGGGACGCGGCTGGATGTCGTTGGCCTGGTCGAAGGTGAACTCCTCGACGACCGCATGGAAGCCGCCCACACGGAGACGCGCCAGCTCGACTTGCGAGGGCATGGTCCGCTCGTAGTTGGGCGTGGGCATCGGCTCGTCGACGGGCTGCTGCCAGAGACCCGTGAAGGTCCACTGGATGGTAGCGAAGTCGCCGGCCGTGGCCGTGATCTCGAAGGTCCCGAATGCACCAGGCATGACGTGCTTGACGCCATCCTTGTACATGACGAGCGTAAGGCTCTCGAAGTTGTCCGAGATCGGATTGAGCGCGAGACCCTTCGGCATGAGCCAGAGGACCCACTTCTGTCCCTCCTCCAGATCGCCCGTGAAGGTCGGGGTGAGAACCAGGCCGTGAGTGCCGACGTTGAGCGGGCTGCCCGAGGTGAGCGTGTGGCCGGTCGTGGCATCCGCACCACCCGAGAGGGTCGCGCCCGAGACCGTGCCATTGCTGTCGGCGTGAACCGCGAGGGTGAAGCTGTTACCAGCCGCGCCTGGCGTGTCGTACTCAATAAGGAGGGTGTCGCCACCGCTGGCCGAGTAGGTGCACTTCGAGATTTCGGCGTCTGCCGAGCTGTTCAGGAAGTCCACCAGGTTGGCGAGCGTTTCAGCGAGATCCTGTCCGATTTCGACCTCATTCGACCCCGGAGTCGACGAAACGAAGGTCACCGTCGATCCGTTGAGAATGATGGTCGAGGACGGGTCAGGCTGGCTTGAGAACTCGATCGAGCCGGTCGCCTTGACGGCCGCGCTGGCCCCCGAGCTTTCTCCCTCGACATCCGAGTTGATGACGACCTGGGCGACACCCGAACCGCCACCGGTTACCACTTCGATGAAGTAGCAGATGACGTCCGTGTTGTCGGCCAGAGTGACGTCCCCGTTCCAGCTCACCCGGCTCTTGTGAGCCCCGACCTCGAAAACACCCTTCAGCCAGGGATTGGTCTGCGACTTGAGTTCATAGCCGCAGGCCCGGAACAGCCGCGCGATGATGGGCGCATCCGCGAGCTGGCCGGAGTGCTGCTTGCCATTGCCTCGGAGCTCGGTCGTGAACTCCATGCTGGCGAGCTTGCGCCCGATGATGTGCGGCGTCTGCGAGAGGCTGTCTCGCGTATAGTTCCGCTCAAGGACGTTCGGGTCGATCGTATAGGTCGGCTCCGAGACCAGAACACCGTCATTGACGGTCATGGTCTTCGGCGTGCCATACGTGTCCTCGATGGCTGCTTGGACGACAGCCCGACGAGTCAGCAACACGCTCATGGTGATCTCCTTCTGCGATCAGGCTGCCGAAACTTAGGAAGCCACCACTTCGATGGTGGGCGTTCCTGACGTGACCTTGTTGAGGGTCGCCGTCAGCTCCTTCACCGCATCGGCAAGGTGAGTCATCATCGCCTCGGCGTCGTCCACCGACACAGCGGCGTTGTCGTCGGTGTTGTCTGCCCCGCTCACCGCATCGCCCGTGCCGGTGTCGATCGCCACGAACTCGGTCGAGACGGACGGCACCACGCCAGCCGGCAGCTCGATCTCATCTTCACCGACTGCCTTGGCAGCCAGGTTCACGAAGTAAGCGGCCTGGTAGATGGCACCCATCAGCGCGGCGTAAACCGCCCTAGCCCCCACGGCGGAAGCAAGCGAGCTCCCCGTACCCGAGAAGGACTTCGTGATGGCACTCACAGTACCGTCAGCCACCGTCCCACCGGTCCGGTCGTTGAGCTCGTCAAACGCCGGCACGACCTCGCGGACGTTATTGAGTTGTTCGATGACCTCGGAAAGCGCGTCGACGACTTTGTCGAAAGCACTCTCAAGCGCCGCTTTGGCTACGGAATCATCATTGTCCAAAACGTGATTGTCGATCTCGACCGGGGCCTCGATCTTGCCGTCGGCAGTCCCGCCGCCATTGTCGGTGAGATTGGTAACCGTCGCAGCCGCGATCACCGCCTGGTTCTGCGCGAGGGACATCAGGATCTTCGCCAGCGTGCCGTCGTAAACCTTGCCGGCACCGGAAAACATTTTCTTGTGCAGCTTGATAGCCATCGGAGCACCATTCCTTCTTGCTCGGGTGCGCTGGAAACGCCCAGCTCCGCATTGCAATTAATTGCATTGCCCGCTTGCCGGGTCAACGAAAGCTAGAGGCGGTGGATTACAGGAGACACCATTAGGGTCCGGGGTTGGGATTTCTCGGGTCGAGATGATGGTGCCGGTATTGCACTTCGACCCAGAGCACGCCCATCACCGTCTTGTCCCCGTAGGTGGTCATGTCAATTTCGTTGTCCTGGAACTTGGTCTCCACCGCGAGACCGCCCCAGTCCCTGTTGGCGATCACAACACGCTCGATGACAGTGAGCACCTGCTCGGCCAACTGACCTGGCGCGGGGTCATCGCGGTTCACGGTCACCCGGAACTCGATTGCGACCCGCAGATTGCGCACGATGAAAGGAAAAGTGTCCGAGTATTTCTCGGGTCCTGGTACGATACCGATCGAGAACCGCTTGCGGTGGTTTTCGTCCGCGAGCGGCCCGAGCTCGACCATGGAGAACTGGATCGGCCATTCAGGCTCTTTTACGCCCTGAAAGACTTCGACCATGCGGTCGAGGATCTGGTGCCGGATGCTTTGCGTCACAGCATGATCTCCCTAAGCATGGCGTCCATGGCGCGAGACAAAAATCTCGGGACGCCGCTTTGCACCGTCTCACGGAGACCCAGCCGGGGCGGGATCGTCACACTGCTTTTCAGTAAATAAAGCGGTATGACCTGCGATCCCCTGCGCTGGAAAATGATGAGGTTGCCGGCCTCAGTTTTAGCAACAAACGTGTTTTTCCATTGCCTGGCGCTTTTCCTTTTCGGAGTACCCTTCTTTGTCAGCGCGGCCGGCAGGGGGACAGTAAGATACTTCACGTTCTTCGGTTTGATTGTCGCTCCGAACTCGTGAACGATGCCTGGGAAGTCTACGGAGATGTAGCCCTGCAACGACCGGAAGGTGTTACCCTTGACCTGAATACTCCGGCCAATGGACTCGATGAGCTTGCCGCTGCGCTTGGAGAGGGTTTTGTCAGTCGTGCCGCCAGGCCA